GGCTTGTATCTGTGTCCTCAAAGCTGTAAGCGATGCTACAACTGAGGTTTGTGCAACTCCTGTTTGTGGCACAGTCCACAATGGAGCATTTATCCAAGCATTCAAAAACCCCACTAAGAAAGTAGACAGTGTATCACCCATAACTGCTGACTCTGGCGTAACACCAACAACTCCACTAGATATATTTATTTCTGATGTATCTATATCTATTTTCAAATATTGTCCTGTTGACATAGATTTTACTGAGTTAGATATAAGTGAATTTGTTTGTGTGTGATTTGAGAATCCAGCATTGCCTTGTATGCTATCAATTATGCTGTCTACCTCAAATGACCTTGATGTTTGCCCACTATTGCTGTTGACTAAATCAGAAATACTACTTAGTTCTTGAGACCTACTTGAAGCATCACTGCCAGATTGAACTAAATCACCAATAGAGTCATATTCTTGAGATCTAATTGAATTGCCACTATTAGTTGTAGATAGAATTGTGGATATGTCGCTTTCCTTTGTCTGAACTATTTCCAAATAATCATCAGTATCCTCTGTATCATATGGCTTGTTTTCATCAGCAGTATTAACACCAACAATCTTAGTTGTCTTTCCCGTATTATATTGTTCAAAAACTGAATCTATGTGACTGAAGAGTATTGGAATGAACACCTCTTTGTTTGCACGAATGTCAGCCACCAAAAATATATCCGACCCAACTTTTGGAAATGTGTATTTTCCTGAGATGCCTGTTGTGCCATCATCATTTATGTGTGCATTCAATGGAACTTCAAATATATCTATTTGATTTTTTTCATCGTAACAATCCATAGTCCCAAATGTGTCTGGAACTAGGATGTCACTATTAACTGAAACCACTCTAGCCACAATAATTTGGTCTTCAGCAATGTCCTTGTAATTATACTTTATTATTCTTGTCAATGAATCGGCTATTGACTTTTTTGCGTTTCCTTTTTTCATTATGCAGTTCTATTTTGTTCATCTTGTAATGCAAACTCTGAACTTCCCTCAAACACATCTTGTGCTGGTAGGTTCCCTATGTAGCTAATTGAATCTTTTATTTTTATTCCAAGCGTACATGTCTGTCTATATCCAGAAAATCCCCAATTAGTAGAAACACTTGTCAATAAATATTCACCTATTATTTCGTGGTTTTTTGGGTCGAATAATTCAATTGATTGTGCTGGCTGCAATCCATAGTCACCAAATACTGTAACCTTGCCACCAAGACCATTATCAAAATACTTAAAGTACATGTCTTTGCCATGATCAAACATTGTTTCAATCAATTTCTCAAAATCACTATCTTCTGCGGCATAGGCTTTTCCATTTGCCTTTATTGGATCCATTGTTGCTGTATGTTGAGAATATCCAGTTGTATCAATGGAAATCTTGTACTTAGTTTTTAGCCAATCATTGAGATTAACTGCTGCCACATTATCCCCCTTGTTTACTGAATCTGAAATCTCAGCTGGAACAAACACATCCTCTCTTTTGTTTGGGTCTAAGCAAACATTTAGCTGAATAACTCTACTGTTGCCTATATTCCTTTGAACAGTGACCATCTTGGTCTTAGCTTCCATACTAATAACCTTCAAGTTACTCCCACCTCTTGGAACATTCCACTCCATGTTAATCAATGGTGGCTTATAATTTGAATTAGTTATTGATGATACGTATGGATTTAATGTGCTTTCATAATAAGTTCTACCAATTATTAGCTTGCCAAGTTCTACGAATACTGAAAGACCTCTTTTCTTGATATCATCCATAATCCTAGCTACAGTAGAATTTCTGAAAGTTACTCTTTTACCAAACAAAATCTCTTTGGTTAATACAGATTCTCCAAGTTCAACACCAGTTCCATCAAGCACATCATGAATAAAATCTTCAAGCCTAACCTCATCTTCACCAATTGCTGGTCTATATACTTTGTTTACAGTTTTCTGCTTTAACTTCCACATAGCATCCTCACACTTGATAACTATTGGTGCAGTAGGAGTAATTTCAGAAATATATCCATGAAACATCAATTTCTCCTCATAATCATATCCAATAAATACACGAACAACCGAACCTTTTTCAAAAGCTAAGTTTTGCTCTTCTGCTGATGGGTCATATATACTGTAATTATTTATATTTCTATCATCTTTCATTATCCACTTATCAAATCTTGGAAGCTTTATTTCACAAGTATCTGTAAGTGTATTGAATGATGACTCAATCTTTATATCAGATATATTAGACATTCTCTCAAATGTTGGTGCGTTACTTGCAACATTATTGATGTTATATGATATTGATGTGTCAGAGTTTTGTGTGAGAACCCTCCAAGGAAGGTAATTCACAAATGTTGTATCTGGTGGATATACTTCGATAAATCCTGTGAGCTGATTCCAGCCATGTTGTGCTTTCGACATAATTAGAACAATGGTTGAATGTTTAGTGCTTCATTTGCCAAGAACGATTGAGTCTGTGCATCCACTTTGTTTCGCAGATTTTGAATATCGTCTAATGATTGCTGTATAAAGTTCTTTTTTTGATTTTCATTCAATAAAGATGAGCCTATTTCTTCATAAGATGATTCATGTGACGTAAAGTTTATTGAGAATTTCTGAGATGCATAACTCCCTCTTTCTTGTGGAAATGAGAAACTGTCAACTACCAACTTAGTGATACCAAATCTAAATAGAAATGGTGAAACAACCTCTAATGGTATTGGTGCTTCACAAGCTCTTCTTAGTGCATCTACGTCTGATGTTGGATATAGTGCAGACTCATCAGTTGTAAACACACCAGTAAGCTTGACTGAGTAATCTCCACTAGAAATATATTCTTTTCTAGTTGAGTTTTTGTTTACAATCTTTGTCTTAACAATATTCTTCTTTTTATCGACACTCATTATTGCGGAGTCCATAAATATAGCTGGGAAATCCCTAGTTTGAACTGTAAGGTCGTTATCTATTGTAGTCCATGTGTTTGGGTTTGGCTTGTCCTCTGGATTAACATAATTCACTCTATAAGAAGATAGTGTGCTTAGTTGTGCCCTAGTTTGAAGCTCTGTTGGTGTTGAGCCTTTAATTAAGAGATAGCTATATATTGGACTTCCGTATTGAGACCTGTAATAGAATGGATCGCTCTTAGCACCAAAAACCTCACCAGTGAAAAGTTGAATAGCCTCACCTATATTTCTTGGAATTGGTTCAGTCCCAGTTATAACATTTTTTGCAGTGGTTATTACTGCCGCAGATTGTGCCTGAGATAATATTGTTGACGAACTTCTAAGTGCATCAATTGCTTGTAAATTATAGCTAGTCATATCATTATTATTTTTTTCTATGTGGTAATATAGGGAAATAATTAAACAAAGAAAGCCTAAAGGATTTCTCCAATAGGCTTACTTAGCAATTTTATGCTACATTAATTAATTTAATGAGACATCCCCAATTCATAATCGGAAACGATATGTATCAGAGCCTCAGATAGTTGACTCTGAATATCCTCAGTTGACAGCTCACCACCAGCAGTTCCAATGTATTGATTCTCAACCTTCATCAATGCATCCATATTGACAACTACGGAACGACTCATTTGATTTGCTACTGAGGTTAGTGGACTTGTCAAATCCAACTCTTCATTATTGCTTCCACCACTTCCTACTTTTCCATCATTTCCACCTTCGCCCCTTGTATTAGCATCTTTTTCATTTAAGTCACTAAGATCTTTTATATCTAGGTTTTTTGCTTTTTCAATAAGCTTATCAATGTCGGTAGACAAGTCGTTTTTAGCATATTTGGCTAGCCAGTTTATCCCATCACTAATGCCTTTTCCTATAGAACTTTGTGGCTTTTCTTTGCCACTTCCATCGCTACTATCTATTATCTCAGCCCCTTTTGACATTTGACTAAACGCCTGTCCAAATGGTGTGTTTGACCACCAATCTTGAACTTTTCCTGACTCACCCTTATCTCCAAAAAGCCACTTGTTTATTGATAATCCAGCATTAGAAGATGCTTTATGGAAAGACTCAATATCTCTAACTGCACTTTTTATAAACCATCCAAGATGCTGCCATCCATCTTTGGCTCTATCAAGATAGTCTGTTGGAACCTCTACATCATTAAACTCTGATATATAGTTTACTAGCCTAGTCATTGACCCTATTATACCATCTTTTCCATCAAGAGAATTGAATATCTTTACACTAAGCTTACTCCATGCAGAACCCAATAAGTCCAACTGACCTTGTGTGGTTTCAAGCATTTTGTTTGCTTGGTCTTCAGTAACACCACGCATCTTAGATATCTTCTCCTTATATATCTCAAATGTGCCATCAGCATAAGAATCTATAAGAGATGATATTTGTGCAAATGCTACTTTACCAAAAGAATCCTTTAATTCTGCATCAGACCATTGAGCAAGGTCTGGGAGTATTTGGTCAAAATCCTTAATCTTCTCAACACCATCAACAACTTCAGTTAAAGTCATTGAATACTTATCCAAAGTCTTAAGTGTCTTTGGCTTTGGTGCTAACATCTCAGCCATGTATGTTCTAAGAGAAGTACCTATTTTAGAAGACCTAAATCCCCTATCAGCTAAAACACCAATCGCAACATTTGAGTCTAAGAAACTCGTACCACCTTTTGCAAGCAATGCACCAGCATATTGATAAGCAGTGTTTAATCCATCCATTGATGTCTTAAATGAGTTTACAGTACCAGTCATAACATCAGCAATGCCACTCATATCATCCTTACCATCAATACCCCATATGTTTGATGCTGTTGAAAGCAAATCTGCGGCTTTCTCAGGGTCAGTTCCACTACTTATACCTAAGTTTGCAATAGTAAGTAGTGAGTCTTCTATTTTGCCTAATTGCCAACCAGCTTTAGCTAGAACTGTGGCTTCTAGACCAACATCAGCTAATGTAAATGACGTATTGGACGCTACTTCTGATATAGTATTTTTTAGAGATGAAAACGATTCGTCAGTTTCACCAAGTATTGTTTGAACTCTCTTCATTGAGTATTCAAAATCAACGCCTGTATCAAACATTCTTTTTACTTCCGCACCAATTGCATAGGCTCCAACACCTCCAGCAAGACCCATAGCACCAGACATAATTCTATTGCCACCAAAAGATCCAAGTGAACCTCCTTTGGATTTATTGCTACCACCCATCTTACTTTCTAAGGAATTGATTTTTTTCATATTCCTCTCCAAAGAAGTCATTTGCTTGTTTGTAGTATCTAAGCTCTTATTTAGTCCACCAAATTTCATTCTATTTAGTGCCCTCATATCAACAACCACATTTCTCAAAGACCTATCTAAATTGTCAAACTTGCCATCAAGCCTCTTAACAACTTGGTCAACCTTTGTGGCTAGATTTTCTAGTGCTTTCTCTGCCTTATTTGTCCTAAATAGTATATCAAAACTTACCGAATCACTCATATCACATCGTTCTTACTTTATCATTATTTTTTAGTTTGTTTTGAGGGTTTGGGTCGCTACTTTGAGGATGTATTACATTCTTGATAATCCAGTCAGCATCGTTTGCCAACTCTGCAAATTCAGCTTCATCTTCAATTTCGTTTAGGTCTATATGCGGAAAGCAGTACCGAATCATTGCTCGATACTGCCTAATCACATCTTTTCTTTCTACGACTGAATCATCTAGAACTTTTTTATTCTTGCTTGTTGAACATTTACAACGTCCTCAATCTGAGACATTGCGGATAAAAAATAGTCATCATCTTCAATTAGCCTTTTATCTCCCTCTAGAAATAAATTCACCAACAAAACCTTTAGTGCATTAATTCTATCCTTTGAAGCATTTTTTGAGAACTGAGAAAATAGCTTTAATGTAGGCTTGCCAAAATACGCTCCAACCCAATTATCTTCATCATCCTCATCTTGAACCTCAATATAGTAAACTTTCTTTACATTTTTAGTCGTGTCAGAAGCATACTTTCTTTTAATATTTTCTACTGCATCAATTTGTGCTTGCTCTTCAGCAGAAACAACAACCTCAATTTCCTCATTTTTAATGTCTTCCTTTTTCATACTTTCCTATTTTTATAAAACTGTTTAACGTAAAATAATATAGGGAAATAATTACATAAAAAAAAGGTGGAAGCAAATGCAACCACCCTTTTAGCTATATTTAGGAAAATATTTCTTATGCTCTACCTAATCCAAGAATAAGACCTTGAGTCCACAATATATGTGTTGGATTTAAGTTATATTGTCTTTCAATCAAAGTATCGTCTTGATTTACTGACATTCCATTTTCATTAAGGTAACAGTTCTTGATTGTGTGAACTACATTTTTTGAACTCTCAGGATGCTCAAAAGTTATAACCATATCAAACTGACCAAGCTCAGACAATCTTCCAGAAGGAATTGATGCTCTAATTTGCTCAATGTCATCCATGTGCAAAGTAATTGATGCAGTTGCCACTACGTTTCCAAAACCCCTTGATATAGGTAGGTCGTTTGCACCACTATTTAATTCAGTCTTTTGAGTATCCATGTATTCGATTGCAGACACTCCACTTAATGGCTGAACGATATTGTTGAATCGGATTTCAATTTGAGACCACGAATAGGCTGTGCCATTAATCATTGGTTCCATAATATTATTTATTTTTAAGGTTAAAATTATTAAAATAGAGGGGCTTTCGCCCTTCCATTAAACTTGTGTTGCAAATCCTAATTCTACTTCAATTTGGTCGTTTGTACCCACTGGAACAATTCTGTATTGAACCTTAAATGTGTTTGTAGACAGAACGTTTTGAGATGGGTCGATTTGAATACCAAATCCAGAAATCTCACCACTAGCTTGCATTGCCGCAAGTTGAATATGAACTATTGATTTGAACTGATTGATTGTTCCAAATGAAACATCTCCTGTCTCAGCATTCACATATAGCGGTTGCTGTATAGTAGGCAATAATGCAATCCTAATATTTCTTCTAGACTTATCAGCAGTCCTATTTCTTGCAATAGTATTATAATCTCCACTAGACAAAGTTTTTTGATTTACCGCAAAAACACCAGCAAAATCTGTGTATCTGTGTGGGAATGTGTAACCATATGCAACTAATGAATCTAATTGTGAATCATCTAAGTCTGAATAAGGAGTGTTGTCATCAGCAGAACCAGACACAATAGTTCCCCAACCAAAAGCAATAGTTTCTATAGCTGAAGATATGTCAAATTTAGAAGTCCAACCTATTGACTCATGAACTTGTGCTAAAGAAATAGCTCCCATAAATGCACCAACACAACCAACTGTTGCTGATATTGCAGTTTGAATATCTTTAGTTGCTTGGTCGTTTTCTTGACCAATATTAATTGAAACTCTTTTGTTTGAGCCAATAGCTGTTGGTATTTTAGTGTAGTCTAACTCACCACCACTTACACTAGCCACGTTTGCGTGAAGCATAACTGAGTAAGGCTTGTTGTTTGTAGCATCTGCCTCCGCAATAGCATTAATTGCACCAACATGATTTACTGTATAAGGAGTGCCCTCAGTGAATAAATCTTGCTTAGTAAAAACACCTTGTTGACGAATCCTACCTTGTGCTACCGTTTGAACAGTAGTTAAGTGAGTGAAGTCTGTTGACATATCAGCTAACCCAACATACAATTCTCCATTTGGATTTACTGCGAAAAAGTCAGAAATATGTTTTTCAACAACTCCATCCTCGTAAGTATCATCTAACCCTAATTCTTGTGCTTGCTTCAATGAAAACACTTGATATACTAGAGGCAGTGTTACTACTGGATCTTGTGTTGGTGGTGTTGCTACATCAAAAACAAGAGAGGAAACGTGGTCTGCACCAGCAATGGTTGAAAATAGATTGCCATCGCTAATAGTAAATTTAATTTTACTTGTTGCCATTATATCTTATTTAATATGTTAAATTTGTTTATAAAAAAAGGGGAGGGTAGACACCCACCCCTCTTGGTTTCTTGGTATTAATTAAAATACAATATTACGATAAAGTGTAAGGTGTATAGAAAACTAATTCTTTAGGCTTAGCTATAGTCGTATCAGCTTTCAATAACATCTTAAAGAAGTACTCTTCAGAGTTAGCTTGAAGCTTTTCGATTTGAAGAACCTCTCCATCATTAACGTAGTCGATACCCATCCATAAGTTAGAATCTGCACCAGTACCAGCGATAGCTGCAACGATAGTAGAAACAGGCATTCCGTTAGTAGGAACAATTTCAACTCCTCTAAAACGCTCAACGTTTGTGTTAGTGTAGTTAGCATGCTTAAATTGAGACTCAATCAATGCTTGATCGTAAAGGTCAAACAAAGCAACATCCATAAGGATTTTTAAGTCTTTCTTACGTCTGATAGCTTTTGGAATAGCGTTAAATACTGCACCCAATGCATCCAACATTTCAGTTGTCTGAGTAATTTCAGAATTACCAGCTAAGATAGGCTTATCAGCAGTAGCAGCATCTTTGTACTCCTCCAAGATTCTTGGCAACAATCCGTTAAAGAAAGTGTAGTCAGAAGCTGTTGGATCAGCAGAAATATCTTCTCCTCCAGTTGGAGTTCCAGCAAATGTACCAGTAATAGGAGCATCCTCAGACACACCATGCCAGATTTCAGAACCTAAGTGGTTGTTCAATTCTTTCATCAACTCAGCTACCATTGCAACTTGCACCTGAGAATCAAGCGTTCTAAAAACTAAGTTACCAGTTGGTTGTCCAAATCTCCAAAAACTTTCAAAGTCACGTGGATTAAACTCAGTGTAAACCATGAAGTCAGTTGGCTTAAGCTTACGCTCACCTACTGTAAAAGTACCAACGCTTTCTCCATTGTCAGCATATCTGTTTGGAGTTGCAACTCTTTTTTGAACGATGTTGCTAACCTTGATAGTTGGAAGAGTGTATTCGTGCTGAATACCAGTCTGAACCTTAATAGAACCTAAGTCAACAGTATCATTTCCTGTTGCTGCCTCTACAATAAAATCTGCTAAGACTTCACCAGAGTACGTACTTGTAATTGCTAATGACATAATATTACTTGTTTTTTCTGTTTGCGTTTTTTGATTTAATTTCTTCTAGCTTTGCTTCCATTGGAGACAAAGTTTTTGCTGATGTTGTTTCGACATTTGCCTCAACTTCTTTTTCAACACTAACCTTTGCATCAACTGGTGCAATTTTTTCTGAAAGCTTTACTTTTTTTGCTTCTGATGCTGTTAAATCTGAAAGTGCATTTTTTGCAAAATCAAATGATGCTTCTAATAAACCAACCCAATGAGCTTTTGCTTCAGTAGTAATTTTGCCAGCATCCGCAGCATCATTAACTAAATCTTCAATTGCTAATTTGTGAGCAGCTTCTTTTTCAGCTACAAATTCACCAATCTTTGCTTCAAGAACTTCAACCTTTGCTTCAACCTCAACTTTAACTGCATTAGCTGTTTCCAACTCCGCAGATACAGAAGCGATTTGAACATCCTTTTCAGAAACTAGGGAATTTGCTTCAACCAACTTCTCATTGGTGGTAGCTACCTTACTCTCTAAAGATGCGTTTGTTGCAACGATGTCTTTTACTTTAGCATTGATTGCTTCCAAATCTGCATCTTTGATGTTTAGTGATGCAGAAATGTTCTCCAACGATACTGTTGACATATCTTTTTTGTTTTTAGTTACGGATGCACTCACATTTTCATCAACAACAGCAGCAGCTTCCAACTCTGCGTTATCTAGTTTTTCTTTTTCACTAATCACTATGTTAGCAGCAATCATTTGAAGTTCATTAACCACATCTTCCGAAGGAACTGGTGATTCTAATGAATTTAAGTTTTCCTCAAGTGTCTTTTGGATTCCAGTTTTTTCGATTTCTGAGATAAGTCCAAGGCTTTTTGCTTTTTCAGCATTAAACCAAGTTCCATCTTTGCCATCTTCACCATCCATAAAAGACTTAACTTCCTCTTCACTCATACCTAATCTACTAGCATAGATTTTGTTTAGCATAGAAGAGAATGCCATCAATTGGTCGCTAGGTGCTTCTCCGCTTGGAGAAAAAGGATTGTGCCACATTAATACAGCATAATCACTCATAACCGTTTTGTCAGCAGCTAATGCAATAACACTAGCCATTGAAGCAACAACACCAACGATACGAGCAGTTGTAGGTATTTTTGAATCCAATATTGTATTAACAATACTCAATCCATTCATAACAGAGCCGCCTTGTGAGTTGATTTTGATATCAATTTCTGATGAAACTGATTCAAGATACTTAAATTCATTAACGAAAGATTCAGCTACTTCGCCTTTGTGGTCAAGACCCTTAAACAATTCAATGGTAGACTTTCCACCAATGTTGGTTTCAGCTACATAATGAAATTCCAATGTCTTTTCTTTCATACTACTTGTTTATAGAAAGAATATAGGGAAAAAATAAAAAAAGATTGACATATTACGTAAAAACTTTCAAAATACGCAAAACTATCTCTGATTTGCGTATAATGAATGTAATTATATCAATTATGTGTCACCTATTTCGTCATCTATCTCATCATCTAGACATAATTCGACTGGTGCTGATGGGTTGACTATGGTGTCATTTGCATCAACATAATCAGCATACCTATATGAGTTTATGTTCCAATATTTGATCCAATAATTCAACTCATATATTTGATTATTGTCAAACGTCTCAGGCATCACATCAAAACCTTTGTACAACGAAACTAAATTTATAGTATCCCATTTGCTATTTAGCAATGTCTTGTCCACTAATCTAGGCAAGTCAAATATTTCTAGTGGATCTTTGTGTACCAACTCATTTGTCACGACATGAATCCTTATTCTCATCTCGGTAACATATATGTTGTTTGGTCTTGGTATATGCTTAATCTCCTCTGGCTTGTAGAATACTGCTGGAAATGATATTATCTTTTCAGTGTTTTCAAAGCCCTTAACCCTCATCATCTGACCACTATTCAATTCAATGGTCTTAAACATCCTTTCCCCACGACTATTTGTGAGTTCTCTGAGTTTAGATTCTATATTTTCAAATACATACCTCATCTTCTACCTATCGAAAAGTTTTTGTTAAACAAACGATTTATTCTAGTTCTCAATATGCTCTTAATTCTGCCATTCAGAACCCTTGACCTACCTATAAACTTTCTTGCTGGAACATGTCTATCTTCTTCATTTAATCCACCATAGTTCATTAGTGCAGCATACTCTCTATGATATGATATCCTAGCTATCCTATCTCCATTTGATGGAGGCAATATTCTTCTCTTCCTTGCCCTCTTTAACCTACCAGTATCTTTCAATATCCTACCATGACCTTTTTCTGATATTCTTCTCTTTGATAATGGTTCCCAAGGCTCTACATGACCACCATCATTAAATCCTTCATTCTCAAATGATTCATCAAAATGATTTTGTGCTTCAATTGCAGAATCCATAAGTGCGTCATTCATGTCACTCACAAAAGATTTTGCAAGTGACCGTAAATGTTGAGCAAATTGTTTTGGTCTATAATTAGCCATTACAATTTATTTATTTGAGTTCTTATTTTGTTTGCGTTAGACTGAGATATTGATTTGTAGTATGGATGACTTCTTGTGAAGATACTTCCAGACTCACCAACATTTGTTCTAAATTCTGCTGGAACCTCATTCTCACTTGGCAACTTTCTTGAATTTGTTAAAAGCTGACCATTTTTAGATCCTGTATCAAATAAGAAACATCTACATCCATATTCCCACGGTGGCAAGAATGTTGACTTAGCCCAATCAGACTTTCTCATTTTAACACCGCTTAGTGCTGAATGATTTGGTCTAACGTGCCTATCTTCTTGTGTCGCATACTCCAATATGTTTTGAGTATCTGTTACAGATCTCCACATTTTGGCAAAAGCATATCCAGTTATGAAAGCTTCAAATTCAACCTTGTGATATGTTTGGTTAAACAATCTGTTAGCTTTAAGTGACTCATCATAGAATGATTGGTAGTCATCGCTATAAGTGTTTTTAAGCTCATTGACAACCTTCAATAGTTGATGTTGCTTAACTGCTGAAAATGCTGATAAGAAGTCTTTAACACGACTAAGATATCCTGACTCCTCTTCAGTCTTAACTGTTTCATCAACCTCATATCCATAAGTAGACTGAAATATTTCTTTTGATATTTTGTAATGTAACTCAACCAATTCATCAGACGTATAAATTTCTTCACCAGCAAATATTCTTGGTAGGAGCCCTGATAGTATTGCAGAAAACTTCTCAAAGTCATTGTCTAATGATGCTACAACGTCAATTGAGTGGTCGTGGTAGCCTTCGTATGTTTTAGTGATATCATTAATCAAGTCAACATCAAATAGTGCCTTAGAATCCAATTTTCTAAAAGACTTTTGCATTTCAGAAGCATCCATGTCTAAGTCACAACCAGCAACTGTATCAAAGAAATTGTTCTCTAAATCACCCTCAGAAATAATTCCACTTTTTTGTGCTTCTTTAATCTCTTGCTCTTTTCTCTTCTTTTTCTCTACACTCTTAACATCTTTTAAAGCCTGAGCTGGGTCTTTTGATTGTTTTTGGTCTGGGTTACCTCTCTCTTTTACAGTCTTTTCACCATAAGTAAGAAGTTGGTCATTACTCTCTTCAAGAATTTGTCTACCTACCTTAACACCAAATGTTTTGTCGATTTCTTCACCATCAATCTCGTAAGACCCCAATAAAACCTCAATCAAGTCCTTTTTAGACTCTGGTGACATCTCAAGAATATTTGAATACTGAAATGTTGCGTCTTTTGGTATCTTAAGACCTTTTTCTCGCAACCTCCACATCAACTCTTCATTGACATTGTTTTGAACAAACTCTCTGATAGCCTCAACTCTATCAACCATGACTCTGTATTGGATTTCAGCAGAACCAGCATAAGCTTGACTCTCTGTTGTTGCTGACTGTCCAAGTATCAACATTGTCATTTCATCATTTGCTGTCGTTACAAGCGATGTATATATTTTGTTGGTGTCATTTGATATTTGGTTAAGGAACGTTATGTCATCCTCTAAACCAGTTACAATAACTCTAGTATCTCTTGCCTGTGCAATTTCGTTAGCTAAAGACTTCTTTTCCTCGTAAGAATCATCAGTAGTCTTACCAACAATCATTGGAGTTCCGTATGTCTCTGCATACTGAGTATGTGAACTGAGTGCGAACCTTTTTGATAGGACTAATGGAAAGGCTTTCAATAACCAACCAAAACCCTCATCTCCATCCACCAACACATAATCATTTTTTAAATCTTTAGATGTTATATCCCATCCACTTGAATCATGAATAAACTCTAATACCAAGTTATCTTTTGGTGCAACATTTCTCCTCTCTATCTTAACAACTTCCTCTAAAGATCCAGTTTCTTTATCCAAATCTCCAAGTTCAAGCAACGTATATCCAAATAACTTAGACTCCAATACTCCACGTATATATTTGGTGAACCAAGACCTCTTGATTAGCTTTGTTGCTTCCTCATCAATCTTACCATCCTTACCATGAATAGCATATCTTTCACCAATAATTTGATGAAACAATGTGTCTACTACAGATGTCAAGTGATTATCTAACATTGCATATTCATACAAATCAATTAACCTATATCTGTAATCTATTCTATTGCCAAGATTTCTGTAGTAAGAGTGGTTTGATGCATACTGATACTCCTCAATAAAATCACTCATGGTCTTACCACTTCTATCGTAGTAAGCATAAAGCTCTTCTATGTCTAGCTTATCAACCCTTCCTTTCTTCCCAGTATTACCAGCTGCAACACCAAGAGCTGACTTTCCAGTCATATGTTCAGTGTTATACTGTGATTGACCAATACTTCCCATACACTAATATTTAATTTATGTTTTACTCTGCAAAAGAATATAGGGAAATAATTGGTTCAATATGGTTTTGATTGCTTAAATTAAATCAATTAAAATCAATCTATAAAAATACATCAATAAAAAACCTCAAATACAATGCACATGAGGTTTTCGCAAAGTAAGTAGTAATCGTATTCTCTTATATCAATTCTGGCTCCAATGCTTCGTTAAGCAGAAAAAGTCTAGCTGGTACTTCGACTATCTTTGTTTCTTCATGCTTCTTAAAAAATCTAGATATCTCATCAGCATAAACATAATGCAAATCATCATCAATTTCCATCACACTAAAATCCTTTCTTAAAAGTCTGATGTCGTAGTGATAATTTTCTATGTGGTTAGAGTTGATTGGCTCTAATAAAATCAAGTCTCTTAGTGAACTTCTACTGACAGCTGTTCTCTTTATTTTGAAGTTTATATTTTCATTTTCCATTTTCCTAAAATCTAATTGTATTTTTCTTGTACTTCAATATAGGGAAATAATTTGCTTTAATGTGATTTAGCTATTTTCATTGTTGACTGAGAACTTGTACAATTTATCAAAAACCTTTCAGTCTAAGCGAAGCTAAAAATACTATTACTATTATTATTACTATATACTATTACTTATTAGTAGCCGCAAATAGCACAAAAATGCTTTCTGCGAACAGATTGTTGTTGTCCGTAAAAAGCAAAAAATGCTATCTGCGTCCACTTTTGTGCTATCTGCGAACAAAAATGGTGTAGTATTGTCAAAACTGTTCGCAAATAGCACAAAAATGCTTTCTGCGAACAAAATCACGAATATAGGGCAATAAGTGTTCGCAAATAGCACAAAACTGTTCGCCAATAGCACAAGCACTTCTCAGTTCAAACATATGTATATTTAGTGTTCAAACTTAAGATTGCATAGTCTGACCTGAGATAAATAAAAAAATAATATGTAAATAGTGTGATACTATATTAAATTTTCCGTTATAGTAGCATAGCAAATTAAATTTTAATAAACAAAACCCACGACAAGATGAATAAGGAATTAAAGAAAATTAAGGTTGCCAACAAGTCTCTTAAGAAAGAAAAAAAAGAATTGCAAAAAGAACTAGCAAAACAGTTAAGTTGCGAATCTTTCAGTAAAATTAGATATAACGATTTAGTTGAGGAATTAGTTAAATATGCTAGAAACAACACTGATGATTGCTACACCATACAAGATG